GGAGGATCGCTCGACCTGGAAGAAACCCAGATTACCAGCCTGCCCGAAGGTCTTACCGTCGGAGGATCGCTCAACCTGCGAGGTACGCCAATTACCAGCCTGCCCGAAGGTCTTACCGTCGGAGGATGGCTCGACCTGGGAGAAACCCAGATTACCAGCCTGCCCGAAGGTCTTACCGTCGGAGGATCGCTCGACCTGCGATGTACGCCAATTACCAGCCTGCCCGAAGGTCTTACCGTCGGAGGATCGCTCGACCTGCGATGTACGCCAATTACCAGCCTGCCCGAAGGTCTTACCGTCGGAGGATGGCTCGACCTGCGAGGTACGCCAATTACCAGCCTGCCCGAAGGTCTTACCGTCGGAGGATTGCTCAACCTGGAAGAAACCCAGATTACCGGAGCGCAGTACAACTGCGGAGACAAATCCCGGGCCGTATATGCTTATTGGCACACTTCCGGGAAAATCGTTGTCTCCTTAGGCTGCTTCATCGGAGACGAAGATGAGGCGGTATTGGCTATCCGGCTCAAATACGGCCCAGATTCCGAATATGAAAAGAAGGTAATTGCCGCGTTTGAATTTGCCCGAAAAAGGAATGAAGAAAAATAAAATTTACCATATGACGGCCCCGCAAATGAGCGCGGCCGGATATGCAAAGACAGCCCGCCCGTCGCAATGATTGGGCAGGTATTTTTTCAAATCTAAAACTTTTCTCATGACCAATATGCTGCAAAGAACGTCGGCACCGTCCTGGCTATCGCAATCGGACTGCACAGCCGCGTCAATTGAAGGAATGCCCGAAGCAAAACGCTTTTTTGTAATCAAAGGAACCGCCTTTGTAAAGGCCGTTGCGGATTGCAAACGCATGGGCGGAACACGGCGCTTTGAAATGAATATTTCGCTGCTCGAAAACTACCTGTGGGCCGTCAATTACCTGCACAAAATCCGGAAACATATCTGCCGAAATTACGGTGTAATGGAATCAGATATGCACCTGACCGAAGAATACAACAAAACCGCCACCCTGGAATACACAAACGCTTTCGGGGCAGCGGTATCGTTCACGATTAATTACCGCCAATGATTTACCTGTCAGCCGTAATACTGTCAACCCTCATTTTTCACGAAGAAATCGCCGAAGCATGGGAAAAATTATCTGCCTGACCGATCAGCAAAGGAAGCCGGTATATTTTGAGCCTGCCGATCTTATGGATCAGGTCTTTGCTGCCGGCTTGATTGAATTGCAGGGCGCTTCAAAAGCAGCCGCGTTGAATCTTGCCCGGAAGGTGCGGGAGGTACGTGACCTGCAAAAGCGCTACTTCAAAGCCGGGCAAACGGACGGCCAAAGAAAGGCCACCTTGGAACAATGCAAGCGTCTAGAAAGCGCGCTTGACAATCTGGTTTCCAAATTCCTTCAAACCGTGCCAACCCTTTGATATTATGCTGGACACATTTGTTATCGACCTTAAAAGGAATGACTCGGGTAATATTGATTGGCTTAATATACGGGGGCAATTTGGCAATTTACCTGAATTAGACGTACTGGACGCTATTGTTTCATGGTGTGAACAAAACAAACGAGAATACCCTGCTGCCGAACGTGATGCGTTTAATAAATCTATTTTGGAACACGCATATACAAGCCCTGTGTGCCATCCGGAAAAAGTAGACAAGTTATGCCAGATTTACGTAGTGAAAGACCCAACATCCGAGCTGTATAAGATTGGGAAAGCCGGAAAGGCCGAAGATCGTTTCCGTCAGTTACTTACTGCAAATCCATTTCTTGAACTGGTAAGGGTTTACAACGGAAAAGCAAGCGACGAAAAGGCATTACACGCTGATTTTCAAATTGAAGGGAAGGGAGTGTTGCGGGAGTGGTTTCGTCTTGATAACTCAGATTTGGAAAAAATAGATTCACATTTTCACGCTCTTGCCATATGATACTCCGCATCACAAAACGCGAAAATTCATACGCACAAATTGACAAGCGCTGCCTTAACGACGACAGGCTCTCGTGGCGCGCAAGGGGTATTTTGGCCTACCTGTTAAGTAAGCCTGACGACTGGGAGGTCGTGGTTAAGGATTTGGTTCAAGGCGGTAAAGAAGGGCGCGAAGCAGTACAGGCTGCATTGATTGAGTTGAAGAATTTTGGTTACGCATCAATAGAGATTTGCCGCGCAGAAAACGGGCAATTATCCGGGAAACGATGGACAATTCACGAGGAGCCGATAAACGGATTTTCGGTTCATCGGCCGGCCACCGACAGGCCAGAAAACCGTCCGACGGTTTTCCCGACTGACGGGAAATCCGCTCCTACTAATAATGATTTAACTAATAATGATTTAATTGAAAAAGATATATCCGTTTCTTCTGTTTCGGCCACACCCGATCCGGAACCTGAAAAAAAGAAAAAAGCCCCCTCAGTTTCGGCGCCCCCCCCAGAAGTTATTCAGGTTGTGGAATACCTGAACCAACTAACCGGCGCCGCGTATCGCCCCGGAACAAAAACCACGGCCGGCATGGTAAACGCACGGCTTTCGGAGGGCTTCACTGTCGAGGACTTTGAAACGGTCATTGCTTTCAAGTGTAGCCAGTGGCTCAGTGACAAGAAAATGCGCGACTACCTAAGACCCGAAACGCTTTTTGCCCCTTCGCACTTTGAGGGGTACCTGAATCAGGCGCGCCTGGCAATTCAAAACCAACGCAACGATCAAAAACAACCGCAACATGGAAAATTCACTTTTGACCCTGCTGCCGCAATCAATCGAGCTGCGCAACTCACCGAAGAACTCCGACGAGAGCGCGCTTCGTCCGGCGGCTGATCCGCAAAGCGCCAGCCTGGAAAGGGCCTGTCAGCAAGCCCTTGCAGGAGGTTCTATTTCTGCGCTGCTGAAAACCGACGACGTAAAGTTGATAGCGGCCGTACAATTGGAAGTGGAGCACTGTGCGGCGACGTATTGCGGCGCTCCAAACACGCCGGCTGATACCATGACAGAATGCGTGCGGTTTGTGCTTTCGCAGTTCGGGCACCTGTGTCCGTCTGAAATTCGGGAGGCATTTCGCCTGACAGCGGCGCATGAAATCGGAGCAAGCCTAAACGCATACAATGGCGTTTTTTCCGTCCGAATCCTGGGCGACGTGCTTTCGGCTTATGAGGATTACCGGACCCTTACCTTCCGGCGCGTAAGAGCACAGGAAAGTGAGCGGCATGCCGCGCAACAGGAAACAGAGCGCGCAGAAATACTGAAAGAGAAATTCGGGGACTTTGAGTTGCTTCTTTCTCGGGTAATGCAGCGTAACCCGTACCCCACGCCTAACGACGTTCCGGCGGTATTTGCTCGTGCTGTAATTGAGCGCGGCCTTGTGCAAATTCCACACGACGAAAAGGGGCCGGCATGGATTCAGGCAAAGCACTTAGCCGTCTCCCGCATTCCCGGCAGAATCCTTGCTGCTACGTCGCGTACGGAGCGCAGCGATCTGCTTCAAATTAAGCAGCGGCTGGAAGCCGACCCGGAAACTTTTCCCGATGAATTGAAGGGCGAAGCAACGGTTATATACGCTCAAATCCTTCTTCACAAGCAACTCCCGCCTTATGAGCAGCCGTAAGATTCACCGAAACAGCGTCCTGTCCTACCACACCATCCCGCCGGATAGCGTGCTGCAAGTAGCGCGTGAAATCCTGCGCCAGCAGCGCGCAGGATTAAGCCCAACTGCAAACACCGTTGGCCGGGCGATCAGAAAGCCCGCCAGTAGCGTAAGCGGGCGCGTAGGCGACATACGCAATCCCAAAAAAGGAAACGGCCGTGTTATGGTTGACGGCACCCTGTACCAGATTACGGAACTCGATTCTGTAATTGACCCCGAATCCGGAAAGCCGAACGCCGTGCTGTACCTGGCGCTGATTGAAAAAGTGGCAGACGATGCAATAAAACCGGCTCCCAATGCCCGACAAATTGAGCTTCCGCTATGAAGTGTCCGGCGTGTGGTAAGCCTATGCAGGAACGGTCGCAATCGGCTACCACAAAATTCCGACACCGCAAACTGGTGTACTCGTTCCGATACCTGACCTGTGGCGCCCACGCCTGGCAGACGGATCAGCAGCAGGAGGAAATGTATCAAAAACGCGACGCGTTGAAGCGCGGCGCATTTCAAAAAAAGAATCAACAATGAGCAACGCAATGCAACAACCCAAAAAACGGCCCATCAGCGAAGTTTTCAATATGGACTGCATGGAATACATGTGCCAATTCCCGGACAAGCATTTTGAATTGGCCGTGGTCGATCCGCCGTATGGCGAATCTGATGCAATTAACCCTGTAAATAATCGGTCCGTTCACAAGGCAAATCGGCGGCGCTATCGAGAGTTTGACAATACAAAACCGAGTGCTATGTATTTCGCCGAATTGGCCCGGGTTTCAAAAAATCAGATTGTTTGGGGCGGAAACTTTTTTGGCCCTCCCGGCGGCCTGATAGTCTGGAACAAAAACGGTACGGCGTTCGGAGAGGGCGAAGCGGCGGTTTGTACAACCCATAAGAGCGTTCGGTTCTTTGAGTTTACATGGAACGGAATGATTCAGGGCGACATGGCAAACAAAGAAAACCGAATCCACCCCACCCAAAAGCCAGTCGCCCTATACAAATGGATTTTCCAGAATTACGCGCAGCCGGGCTGGAAGATTCTGGACACACACTTAGGCTCCGGCTCATCGCGGATTGCCGCTTGGGATATGGGACTAGACTTTTACGCGACTGAATTAGACGCCGACTATTTTGAAGCGATGGAAAAACGCTTTCAAACGCACATTTCAAAACCCGGATTATTCAGCTCCGACCAGCAATATACGTTTACACAAACAAGCCTTTTCTAATGAGCGCCGCCCGCTGGACATCGGCGGACCTGAAACGCTTTCAGGGCCGTAAACTGGAAGCCAAAATAAAACGGCAGCCAAAGCCAAAAGCTGCCGATAAAATGGCCCTGCTTTTTACCCGGCTTTGCGAGGCGTGCGGCCTGCCTGCCCCTATGCCAGAATACCGTTTTCACCCGATAAGGAAATGGCGGATCGATTACTACTTTGAAGCCAACGGCAGACGCGTGGCCCTGGAAGTAGAGGGCGGTGTGTGGCGCGGCGGAAGGCACACAAATCCAGCCGGGTTTCTGAGAGATATGGAGAAGTACAACGCCCTAACAGCCGCCGGAATAATGCTTTTGCGGGTTACGCCGGCAGAATTGATGAATATCGAAACTCTAAATTTGATCAAAAAAACGCTATGGAACAAAAAATAAAAGCACTTAAAAAACTAGGGGAATTAAGTGTTGACTATATCAACATTGAAAAACCCTGGAAAAACCCAAAAACGGGTCAATGGGAGCCGTTTCGGGTTAAACATATAATAAAAATAAACAATGTAACGGCCGGTAGCGGCTGGACTGTAAAAAAGGCTATTGAGTGCGCATTCAGCCGATATAAACCAAAATACCAAAACCAGACCACAAAAAAATGACGACAGCACACAAAAATATTATCCGAGACTGGCGCC